ATGACCTTTGAAGAAATCGATACAGTAATGACCCGTGTTGGTTACCGCTCAAAGATTATATGGTGTGGTGATTACAGGCAGACCGACCTGAATAAAAAGAAGAATGATGTAACAGGCATTCTTAAATTCTTTGATGTAGCACACCACATGAATGCCTTTACTCGCATTGAATTTACACCTGATGATATTGTACGCTCATCATTGGTGAAAGACTACATTCTTGCCAAACTACAGTATGAGGATGCAATGGATTAAGGCAATAGAGTCTGAACTCTAGTAAAAAATGTTGCAATGCAATATAAATAAATATTTAATCACTAAAGGATAAACCATGGCCAATTCTATTTTTACACCATTATATTTTGCAAACTACTTCGTTGACCAAGTACAAGATGCAAAGAACAAAGTTGTTGACACATTCGTGTTTGATGACAAAATCAAAGAGTCTATTAAAGATTTCGTTGAAGCACAACGCACATTCACAAAACAAGTGAACCGTACAACCAATGAAGTGGTTGAATTGTCTACAGTTGCAATGAAAGAAGTTGCTGAAAAGACAGCCAAAGCCATCAAGCTTTAATTGTGCATACATATGTCCTGAGGAGATCGGGACATATGAAAAGACTAATCGCACATAGAGCATCCAAGAAATTCATGGATATAGCTTTCACGGCGCAATCGTGGTCGCCAACAGAACGTAATGGTTGGATTATTAAATTTTCAATCTATAATGACGACCACATAATGTTGGTGTTTACCTCAAGGTATACTGGCCAAACGGTCATTAGAGAATTTAGTAGTGAGGATGATGCGGTAGACTTTATAAACCTTGTCATTGAACTAGACCCTGTGGATTATCACGAAATTTAATAGCATAAATACCTAAATAACATAATTAACCAATAACATGGTAGGGATTCTATGGCACTAACAAGAATAAACGGTAATCTAATATCCAGTGGCACGATTACTGGTAATCTGTTTGGCGGCGCAACAATTACTGGCGATAAGATTAGTCTAAATGCTATTACATCAAATCTAATAGCTTCTGGCGTCACTATAACTTCACCTGTCCTTATCACACCAAACATTGGTACACCATCCGCAGCAGTTTTGACTAACGCAACTGGTTTGTCTTTATCTACTGGTGTGACAGGGACTCTTACTGTTGCTAATGGTGGTACAGGTCAAACCTCTTTGGCATCGGCTAATATTGCTGTTACCAATGCTAACAATACTTTTACTGGAACACAAACTTTTACAGGTTCATCATCAGCAACAGCCATTGTTTTAAACGATGCGGCCGAAGTTGCTAATGTTGCAGCCACAGCGGCTACTGGGACGGTTACTTACGACATTACAACTCAATCTGTTTTGTATTTTACAAGTAATGCAAGTGCTAACTGGACAGTTAACTTCAGAGCCTCTAGCGGTACATCTTTGGATACATTGATGAGTACAGGTCAATCAATGACTGTGGCTTTCTTAGTCACACAAGGCTCTACTGCCTATTACAACAGCTCTGTTCAAATTGACGGCACTACATCAGGAATCACTACAAGGTGGCTAGGTGGTGCGCCTGCTGCGGGTAATGCTAGTGGCATTGATAGCTATCGTTATTTGATTATCAAGACAGGTAGTGCAACTTTCACAGTCTTGGCAAGCGTCACACAATTTAAGGCTTAAACCATGCCATTACAAGCAACTAGCGGTGCAGCTTCTTATGACGGCTTTGGTGGTGGTGTTCCTGTTGTGCCTAACTACATTGAGGATGTGTTTAGCACATACCTTTACACAGGCAACGGCTCTACACAGACTATCACCAATGGCATTGATTTGTCTACTAAGGGTGGGTTGGTTTGGTTGAAGGGCCGAAGCAATGCTCAATACCATAACTTAATTGATACTGCACGCGGCGCAACTAAAGTTCTTCAATCTGATGATACTGCTGCTCAATACACTCAGGCCAACGGACTAACTGCATTTAACGCAGCCGGATTTTCCATAGGGAATGACAGCGCAATAAATTTCAATAACTACACCTACGTCTCATGGACATTCCGCAAGCAAGCAAAGTTTTACACGCAAGGCACTTACACAGGCACAGGCTCAACTCAAACGATTACGCATGACTTAGGTACAACCCCCGGCTTCATCATTATTAAGGGAATGGGTAATTCATATGCATGGGTCTGCTATCACAGAAGCCTAGGTGCTACTAAATTTTTAGCTCTCAATTCCACACAAGCAGCTATTACTACTAGCACCCCATTCAATAACAGCGAACCAACCAGTACTACATTTACCGTTGGTACATCTAATGCTGTTAATGAAAGTGGACAGAGTTTTGTTTATTACGCCTTTGCCCATGATGCTGGAGGCTTTGGCCTGACTGGTACAGACAATGTGATTTCGTGTGGGACTTGGACAGGAACAGGCTCAAACTTAAATGTAAATCTTGGATATGAGCCTCAATGGTTGATGTTTAAACGTACAGATGCCGATGGCGATTGGATTATTGTTGACAATATGCGTGGGTTTACAGCAGATGGCGCAGACGCATACCTTAGACCAAATACCAGCGGTGCAGAAACAAACCCAACAGGCGCACCCGCATTAAACTCAACAGGATTTGGTTGGACTACTGGCTCTGGCACACCATACATCTACATAGCCATTCGCAGAGGCCCGATGAAAGTGCCTACGAGTGGAGCTAGTGTTTATAACGCTGTTGCACGAACAGGAACAAGTACAACTGCAACTATTACTGCTGGGTTTGCATACGACTGGTTGATTGCTGGAATTCGTAACTTAGCTTATGGTTCAAAAAATTGGGACAGAGTAAGAGGTATCAAAAACCCATTGTTAAGAACTGTTGATACCGCCTCTGAATATACGGGTTCTGTCAATTCCATTACGGGTGGTACACAAGATGGATTGACTGTTGGTGCTGATGATGATTGGACTATTAACTATAATGCAGCAAATTATATTAACTGGTTTTTTAAACGAGCACCATCTGTGTTTGATATCGTTTGTTATACAGGTGTAAATCCTAATGGAAATGTAAATTTAACTATAAATCATAATTTAGGTGTTCGACCTGAGATTATTATTATCAAAAGAAGAAGCACTGCAGCATCCAATAATAATTGGTACACTGGTTGGAATATGCAAGATGTTAATGGTTCTAATCAGCCAATATACATGGAAGTATTCTTAAATGGCAATTCTAATGGAGTTTCATATATTTACCCTAATTGGTTTACAAGCGCACCAACTGCTACTACTTTTGAAATAAGTTATCAAGGCGGTAATGTCAACCAAAATGGCGCAACATATGTCGCCTATCTTTTTGCAACCTGCCCAGGTGTCTCTAAAGTAGGAAGCTACACAGGGACAGGCGCACTTCAAACCATAAACTGCGGCTTCACGACAGGAGCTAGGTTTGTCTTAATCAAACGCACCGATAGCACAGGTGATTGGTATGTTTACGACTCAACCCGTGGCATTACATCTGGCAATGATCCCTACTATCTTTTAAATTTAAATGACGCTGAAGTAACCAATACTAGCTATGTGGATACAGATAGCACAGGATTCAAGGTCACAGCCGCTGCACCAGCTGCTCTTAATGCTTCTGGTGGTAATTACATCTTCTTGGCAATCGCATAAGGAAAAATCATGCAAGTACGAATTCAATCAACTGGACAAGTAATGTACGAAAGTGAATTTCGTGCATACACAAAAACTAATGGTGGCCCAACATGGGAAACAACGACAACTGAAGTCTTAACGGCTTTGGGTGCTGATGTAGTCTTTGAAGGCACCCAAGCAACTGGCGGTACTGTTTACCAATACTCTCAAGCCTCTGGTGTTGAGCAGATTGATGGCAAGTGGTACACAAAGTATGTGCTTGGCCCTGTCTTTGTAGATACTACTGTCGAGGGCGTAACTACTACAGCCCTTGAACAAGAGACTGCTTACAAGGCTGTTAAGGATACTGAACAGGCTAAAAGTGTTCGTCAGTCCCGTGATGATAAACTAGCAGAAACTGATTGGAGATTTCGTAGCGATATGACACCTTCACAGGCATGGAAAGATTATTGTCAAGCATTAAGAGATGTGCCTACACAGGAAGGTTTTCCTTGGAATGTTACTTGGCCTGATGCACCATAACTAGGCAATAACTAACTATAACAACCCGCTTCGGCGGGTTTCTTTTTGGTTGCCTACATATTATTGCCACTATAACACAAAAAAGAGTGTATAATGCAACCAAGATTTAAATTTAA